AAAACCAACGAGCATCACTTCTTCTTCAAATGCACGATCTGAAGATTCGGTGTCGTAGATTTCTGCATGCTCGGCTTCATAACGATCATATTCGATTCCGAACAGAGCGTTTAGGCCGGGTTCTAGCTCTTTCGCTAGTTGTGCGCGAGAAATAGCCATTATTCAGCCTCCTTATGCCAAGCCAAGTGTGCCACCTGAGAACAGGTGATTGTTGATCATGACGATGACATTTGTGTTGGCCGATGCTACATCGCTGTTCTCTGGATCTGTGGAGATATCAATCGCCTTCAGAGGAAGAGTTGCGGTTGTCGCACCAGTAGACACAGCAAGCTCCATGCGTGAAATGCCAGAAGCATTATCACCAACAGGGCTTTGGTCAACGATATCGAAGTTGCCGAAGAGATCAGCTACAGGCATTGCTGCGTTTGCTTGAATCTCGAAAACGGCGTGTGGAGCGTCAATCACAGAAGCTTCAGCGTCTGAAGCAACAGTTCCTGCTGTCCACTTGTTTGACCAGCGCGGCTTGCCGTCTGAGTCAGTGTAATTTACTCCGTTGAAAACACCTAGAATAAGGCCAGAGCCGCCAGCAGCAACACGTTCAATTCCACCACCAGTAACAACCGCTACGAGGTCGCCTTGGTAAATGGTTGTGTTGTAGCCAGATGCAATCCGGTACTTATTCTGCATGTTTTGCAGATCGGAGCCGTTGCCTGAACGCGAAAGGCGCAGGCCAAAAGAAGCGTCTTTGTTCGCCATCTTTCTTTCTCCTAGTTGTCAGCTACCCCTTTGGGTCCACCGAAGGACACAGAGGAGCTACGTTGTGGTTTAAGCTTTGGCATCGCGGCATTGGACTCTCTCATCCAATCACGATCCACAGCTTCCATTTGGTTTTGGGCGGTATTCTGATAATGAGAATTACGCTGATCCGCAATTTCTTCTGGTATTCTGGCTAGAACCAAACCACCAACGCCAATTACGCCTGCGTTTTTACCCTCATCAACGACAGGGGCATCAAAATCAGGATAGTCTTCTGCTTTTACAAGCTCCCATCCTTCACGGCGGCGTTTGTGAACATTGTTACGATCATCGTATTCCATAACAGATTCACGAATCCACCGATGCTTATAACCAATAGGTGCTTCTGGTGCCTCAAGGGCTGAAGGCGGTCTCCAATCGGCAACTCTCGCTTGTTTTTCACGGGTTTGCGAATCCCGGTTTGTGCGATCAGACATTACGCTTGCTTCCTTTCCAGTTTAGCAACCTCTTGGGCATAACGCTCTAGAGGTATTCCCATTTTCTTGGCAAAATTAACTTGCCCCTGTGTTAGTTCCACAGTCTTTTTCCGCCCACTTTTGGTAGCTGACCGTCCATTTGACGCAGGAGTAATGGCTTGGGCGTTTTGCCGCTTCTCCTGAAACTTGTGAGGAAATTCTCTCCGCATGCGGCGATCAATTTCCTGATAATATTCATCGCTATTAGGGTCAAAGCCCTCATTAGAAACGATGTCTTCATGTATAACTTTTGCGCTAACAGTCATGATGCGATCACCGTTATCACCAAACCAAGGGTTCTTTTCCATCCAGCTTGTAAGCTTTCTGTCAAGCTGGCGTGGTTGTTGCGGGGCTTGCTGACGAGGCTGTGCAGCTCGAGCTTTCTCTTCTGCAACCTGACGCTCTGAACGATGCTTTTGAATGCGTAAACGCTCTTTTTCAATAGTCAGGCCAGAAATGATTTCCTGTGCTTGAGCCATTTTCTCCATGTCGCCGTTGTCATATGCCTCTTGAAGCATTCTTTTGGCAGCGGCTGATTGGCTTGCAATACGCGATCCGTACTCGTTGATGTAGCCCTTGTCCAAATCGGAGAGCTTTCTTTTCATCTCTTCGTTTTGTGTCTGGACTTGCTGGGCATACTGATAAGCGGCTTCTGCCTCTTCAATAGCCTGCTTACGCTTTGCTGTTAGCTGATTAATGCGCTTTTGAACATTTTCACTGTAGCTCTCTAGATCATCGTCATTTGCGCCATCATCAGAATCCCGTACAATTGTTCGGGTTTCTTCTTTTTCAGAAGTTTCTACAGCAACAGCACTCGCTTGATTGTCGTCATCTAAATCAAACGATACGGTTTCCTGATCTTCAGGAATATTTTCTTGAATTTCATTCATGTTCATGTCTCCCACTATACATAAGAAATATCGGCTGGGTCAAGTATTGTAGCGATAATATTGTCATCATTGATAAGTCTTACCTCTAAACCATCAACTTTGAACCGGTTTCCCGCATATCTTCCCATCAATACCCAAGACTTCTCATTACACCAAGCCCCAGAAGGAAACTTGTTTGCGTCTCGATATGCGTCAGGGCCTACTTTTACGACATAAGCCGCAACAGTAGCAAAGCTCTCACGCTCTCTAATTGAGTCAGGAATAATGATCCCGCCAGCAGACTTTTTCTTCATGTAATAAGGAATTACAAGCAAACGGTAGCCTACAGGCTGTGGCAACCGGTCAATTGCGGAAAGATCCATCTGAGATGGGTCTTCTGTGTTCTTTTCATTTGGGTCTATAGGAGTATCAAAACCCTTTGATATTGCCGCTGGAACCGGACTGGATTCAGCGCTTTTTGCCATCCTCTCAGGGACGAATAGTTTTTTAGCCATCTTCTAGCTCTATGCCTTTCATCGCGGATTTAATAAGGTCTTCAGAGTAGGTCAATCCGCGTATCTGCCCCACTATGAACCGGTAGTCGTTCCAATCGCCTACCGAACCATCCGCCAGTCTTTGACTTAAATCAGCCTTATACTGGCGTATGTCTTTCAACATATACTCCGCTAGTTGTATAGCGTCCATTTACTTCTTCCCAAAAAACTTACTTGCTGCCCTTGTACCAAAGCTGGCACTAACGATTATTCCTAAAGTATAACGATAGTATTCCGGCATAGCGTCTAATGCAGAAAATCCATCTGTTACGATCTGTCTGCCCCACTCTCCACAGAAGGCCAAAATTAGAGGCACTGAAAACAAAATTGTTAACCACTCGTCTTTCCAGCTTGACGCAGAAGCATCAGCCATTTTGAGATCCCAGTCAATCTCTCCAGTGGCCTTCTTCTCCATAATAACAGCTTCAGCTTTTGCTTTAGCTACCTTCGCGCCAGTCTCTGCTTTTTTAGTTTCGACTTTACCTTCTAACCAAGTTCCAGCGAGATTGGCAATAGGCCCTATCAGTGCTTGAATCATTTTCTGTTCTTCTCTGCTTGCTCTTTTGTTGTTCTGTCGTGCATGTCCCACATCATCATGTGCTTAATTTCCCTTTTGGCAGTGCCTGGCATTTCCAAGAAATAGGCCGATACCCCCTCATGTGAAGGTGAACATCCTTTCCCATTTCTATCGCTCTAGCCTCGCATCTTTCATAAGAACTGTATGGCCCAAGCTGATCTTCCAGTTGCCAACATTCAGTTGGCTGGAAGACCATACAAGCAAGTACAAGAGCCTGATACATTACTTCTTACTCATCCAAGCAGTCGCTCCCATATAAGCGCCAACTACACCAGCTTGCGCTATGTAAAACAAACCAAGCAAATCAGCCAAAGCCTTCACTCTGCCGTCAGACACAATCGGCAAAAAAAGAAAAATGCTGAATGCGATCATACTGATCATGGCAATCCACGCCATACGCTTTTGAGCCTCGCTTTTCTCTTCACGAAGCTCCATTTCAACCATTTCTTTTTCTCTTGCAATCTCTTCGTCAGATACTATGCCATCACCATCTAGGTCATGCCTCTCGTATCTACTTCCAGCTTCCAAAGTCTTTTTCGATGGCGTCATCGATTTTCTCTCTAACGGATCTTACAAGATCGGTTGCGGATGACAGCACCCATTCCACGAGGGACAACACCGCCGTTACGCATTTTAAAACCATACTGACCAGTTTTGTGATCATATGTGTATCCTTTCTTTCCTGCTTTCACAGCTTCTTTTAAAGCCGCGAGTTGCTCATCAGTTAAACCAGCCATAACGTCCTTTAAGGGAGGAGTGCCTTTTTTATCTGACATCAAAAAACTCCTGTAAACCGCTGTGGCCTAGCAATACTAGAAAACCGACTAATTACTTTTTTTGGCTTTCTTTTTAAAGAAGCCTTTTGAAGCGGCTGGCTTTGCTTTGATCTCGCCGCTGTCGATGACGACAGGTTGCTCAACGACCTTGGCCTCGATTGGCTTTGGCGCGGGGGCAACTGGGGCCTCTTGCTTGTTACGGGCATTTCTACGCTCCACTTTTTTAGCCTTTTCTACCTCGGCTACTTTTCGACTAATTGAACTTGCGCTCATTGCATTTTACTCCGTAAGTTTGCCGCAGCGATCTCACGCTGGGTCTGTATTCTTTCTTCAGCAACACGAACCTTGTCCGCATTTGCCTCTTCAGAAAGATCAATACGCTGCTGATTCAAAAGAATGTCGTTACGCTCTTTCTCTCGCTCCAACTGCTGCTTCTCTTCAAACTGCCGAGCCTTTTCTTGAATCTCGGCACCTCGTAAGGACAGCTCCTGCTGTCTGATTGCTACCAACGGATCAGATTGGTCAGCAGGAGCAACTGCTTGTGCATATTGTTCAGTCATCTCGCCAGCAATCTCTGCTGCTCTATTTTGAATCTCATTCTGAACTTGTTGCATCATCTGTGGATTCTGTTGCATCATCATCTGGGCTTCAGGTGCTATTTCTGCCATAACCTCTTGCTGTGCCTGCAACTCTGACATCATCGCAATATGCTCGGAAATGTGTCCTTGAATTGTCATGATGATATTGGCATTTGCTTGAGCCACAGGAGTGGACAACATAGCCAAATGAGCCTCAATATGGGCTGCATGATTTTGCTCTGGGAATGCCTGCAAGCGCTGGTTGCGCAAGGCCTCCTGATTTTCCTTTGCAGGGTTCATCGGCTGTGGCTGCGGCGGGGCAGGCAAAATGCTGTCGATGTTCGTTACGCCAAGAGCCTCGTACATTTTTCTGTACGCCTGATAAAGACCTTGCGGACCACCATGAATCTCTGGGTTTGACTGAGCAAGCTGAAGCTGTGTCTGAGCCAACGCAATGCGCTGTGACATAGAGAAGATGTTCGGGTCAGAAACAGGCAATACATCAATACGATCATCAAAGTCAGATTGCTTGATCTCTGGCGGTGCGCCTGGAACAGCATATGGATACATAGGAGCCATGTAACGAGCAAACACATTAGACAGAAGCTTGAACTCTATCTTCTGCGAATAATGCAAGCGCTTGTGAATGGCACTCATAACCTTGGTGCCACGCTCCATGATGGCCATAGTCGTGCCAACTGGGGTCTCGCCACTCATCTCTCCGACCTTCATGTCGGCCATTGAGGCAAAACGCCTACCTGACTCTATCAAGGAGCCTAGAAGGCTGTAGAGGGTCTGTGAAGGCTCTTTAAACGGCAATGGCATAAGAGACTGCCGGATATCCATGCCTGCGGCATCAATATCGCGGAATTCACCGGGCTGTAGAGGCTCATCTTCATCACGAATGCGAGCGCCACGCGCCTTAAAGCCTGCCGGAAGGTTGGACAGCGTTCCAGCGTCAATAAGTTGCCTCAAAATGCTTGTGGACGCCTGCGATAAGCCACCAATCATGTGTGTTAGGCCAAAACCGTAGAAACCAAGGCCAGGAAGGAACTTGTAATGCACAAAATACTGTTTTTGACGCATTAGCGGGTCTTCTTGAGCGTAGTTTCTACGCACAGACAGAACTTCGCCTGTAGATTCAACGATTGTCACGATATATGGAAGCTTCAGACCGCTAGGATCTCCGTCTTCACGGGTATCTTCAAAGCCGGGCAGATCAAGAGAGGTGTGGACTTCGTAAAGCACCACTTCTTCAGAGCCAGAACCGGACAATTGTACGCCTTGTGCCTTATCAACGGACTCTTGGACTTCGCTGTAATCTTCTGACTCCATGCCGCCGCTAATATCTGTCTCAATATAGAAGCCTGAAAGCTGTAGCTTCAGGACTTCGTTCTTGTCCATGCGAATAACATGCGTAAGACGAGGGGATGTGACCAGATCTGTCGCGCCATAAGGAACAACCAAATCTTCGGCATGCACAAACTTACTTACTGCACGTTGCAGAAGCGGATCAAAGTAAACCTTTTTGAAAGTAGAACCAATGATCGGTAAATAGAAAAGCATCTGATCTGTTTCTGGATCATACTCTTCCATCTCGTAGGTAATCATGTAGTTCATGTAGTCTTTAACGCGCTGTGCTTGCAGAGACACCTCTGGGTTATCAACACCCATGACCTGTGTGCGAACAGGGCCACCTGCTGGCAACATCTCACGATAAGCCTGTGCTTGGAACTGCGTTACTGACTCAGCAAGAAGCGGGTGAACAACACCAGACGCACCCTCAAACGGCTGAGAACGCTCTTCATAGTTCATGCCAAGCAACTCAATGCCGCGCTTATATGTGTCTTCCCAGTCCTGACGAGCGGACATGTCTTCTTCAATTTCGTTGATGAGATCTGAAGCGATAGAGCCTAAATCTGAATCATCAATATATTCAGCCAAGTTGGCATCAAAAGGAATGTCCTCTGCGGCCATTGCATCGTCTTGCATAAGCTCACCAACAATCGCAGAGCCGTCTTCCATCTCCATGATTCCAGGCTGGGCAGGTAACTCTACAACATCAATTGCGGCCTGAAGCGCCTCTTCTGGGATTGCAAGATCTCCCCCTGCCCCTATTCCTCTTTCAATAGCCATAATTATTCCTTTGTCTTGTTACTGGGTGAAGCTGGGCGCGGCGCAACTGTGCCAGTGTGGGAAGCATGCACGTTGCGAGCGCGGTAGAAGGGCAGACCGCAAATCCAGCGCCCAGCTTCTCTTTTCATTACATGATGTCCCTTTGATTACCATCATCTTCAGGATTCATTTCTGAATCCATGTGATCGCTCAAAGGAACGCCTAGCTCCCATAGGTTACAAACATTCTCTTTACTGCAAGCAAAGTTAAGCTCGCCGCAATAGCCCATGCCATCCTTGTAACCAATTCCCTCTTCCATGCAACCAATCATTTTGGATCGAATGTCAAAATACTCACAAGTACCGCAACGAGCGTTTTTGTTTTCCCACGTTTCAGTGGCCGGACCGTAAGCGTAGTTTTCCATAGCCGACTGACGGTTCTCATCATTCACCTTTGAATCTTCAGTGGATATAGGGCAGACAAATTCCATATCTTCAGGCTCGAAGCCTTCTTCTGGAATTATGTCATCTACGTTTATTTCGATCTTGATCGTTTTCATTACCGGATCTTGCAACCTCTTTTCTTGCCTTGGTATGCTCTACCCATGCCACGAACCTCGCCGCCGCCCTCAAAATTTGCTGGCTTCATAAGCTTTTTTAACTTTTCTAAATCGGCGTCTGAAATTGTTTCCTTCGGCACATACGGAAGAGTCTTTCTCAGCCGCTTTGCATCGGCTTCAGATAAAGATTTTTTCGGCGGCACATACGGAAGATTTTTTCTTAGACGTTTTGCATCGTCTTCAGTTATAACATTTCCACCTTCTTCATAGCGTTGAGCCTTTTTGGACTTTTTGAACTTTTTAGCCATTTTGTTCCCAATCCTTTCTTGCTCTTCTGAGTTTGTGGGTTTGTTTGTGCTGCGAAAGCCTTGCCACCTTTCAAGGTCTGTGGGCTTCGACTTTGGCAGTGGTCCTGTATATTTTTCACCAGACATCAGTATCTCCTATTTATGAACCTTGCCGCCGCAAGCCATGTACTTGCGTGGGGACATTAAAATTGCACCGCCATTTTTCTTTTTCACAGGCTTTTTAGAACTAGCCTGATCCTTTTTCAACTGCGCAATCAACTTGTCTAAATCCTCAATAGGAGCAGTCGTAATATCTATCTT